TTATGAGAAGAGTTTTATTTGATCTAGCTTTCGGTTATCATTTTCAATAACTTTTTGTGTAACATGAATATAGATCTTGCTTGTGATTGTAGATTTGCTGTGTCCTAATCGGCGGGCAATCTCATCCGGAGTCATGCCGTTTGCAGCGAGAAGCGATGCGTGCGTGTGACGTAACATATGAGGTGTTACACGTCGGGCAAGAAGCTTCTCAGATATGATACGAAGGTATTTTTCATAGCCAGCTATTTGCATATGATCACCTTTGTTGTTTGGAATCAAAATATTTGACCTGAAATTGTTTGCAAGCATCAATTCTTTTCTCCATAGCATACATTTTTTTAGTTCTACTAAGAGTGTCGGCTGGATATGTATTACACGTTTGGAATTGTCAGTCTTTGGTGTAGTTACAATGTCGTGCTTTGAATCGTATGTTTTGGAAATTCGAATTGTTAACTGATCCAAGTCAATGTCGGATATTTCTAGTGCTGATAATTCGCCGAAGCGCAGACCGGATAGCAACAGAATTGATGTTGTGTAGTACCAGCGCCAATTCTCGTCATTCTGGATATAGTTAAGAAGTTTTTTTGCTTCTTCAGGTTCCAAGTATTTTGTTTTGATTTCGCTGTCATCTGACGTATCATTAAATTGTTTGAGCTTCGTAAGTAACCGCATATTATCATGATAGTCATTCTCATATCCCCAATTCAACATTGCTTTGAAGCGTGTTATGTATGAGTTCAATGTCGTAAGTTCTTTTCCGGAATCAAGCAATTTGGACTTTACATATTGTGCTGTCAGATTGTTGACAATTGCATCCTGATTCAGTATTTCTATGACAGACGAAGTGACACTTTCATTCCGATCAACTGTGCTGTCTTTATAAATGATTCTTTGGGCTTTCAGATATTCCTTTTGAAGTTTAGAAAGAGTTACCGTGTTGTCGGTGCATTGAAGGTTTTCAATCGTAGCTTCAATTTTTGCAGTAAGCTCTCGCTGCGCTTTTTTCTTGTTTTGGGGAGTATCTTTTTGCTTAAAGACAGTCACGACCTTAGTTTTCTCAGTCAGAGGATCTTTGTATCGTTCACGATAAACTACTCCATTTTTTCTAGGTTCACACCACATAAAAAATCCCTCCTTTTAATTGTAAATTAAAGAAGGGGATGGTATAATATGTTTGTATGTTTTATGTATGCCATCCCCTTAGATGGTGTATCTGAGTCCCTCGTGCGCCAACACGGGGGATTCTTTTTGTTATGAAGTTATGAAGCAGGGTACAATCTGTACCCAAGTTGTAAAAGTTGCACCGGTGCAACAGTATTATTCATCGATGCCAATTCGTTCTTTTACAAAGATATTGAATAAATATCCAGTAGCGAGACAATCGGATGCAGCTCTATGTGCATAATGATTATCTCTAATTGAATAATAATCACAAAGAGTAGTAAGTTTATGATCACTTACATCTCCATAGATATCATTCGATGATTTTGCTTTTGTAAGAATTTTTCTTGCAAGTTCCAAGGTATCATAATATTTCCGCTTGACTTCAAAGAAATCCAATCCGTTTTTGTATAAGAATTTTATATCAAACAATAAATTATGTCCGACAATCGCGGATTTTCCAATAAAATCAGAAAGTGCAGGTATCACAGCTTGAATACTTGGAGCATTTGCAACCATATCGTTTGTTATACCATTGATATCGGTAATCTCTGGAGATATTTCTTTTTTTGGTTTTATAAAAGTCTCAAATTTACAAATTGGAATCCATTCTTCAAAGCGTATAGCGGCAACCTCAATAATTTCATCTCTACTTGCAGTAAGTCCGGTTGTTTCCACATCAACAACGGTGAAAAAACCTAGCCGCTCATAGTTGGATTTTTTTGTTATAGAAGAGAATGTAATATCTTCAATATTGCTTAATGTATTTTTCTTTATTTTTTCACTTGATAACTCGATAGGGTATAACTCAATACATTCAAGTGTTGGTAAAAATGCAGCTTTTTTCAAGGCGATTTCATGTGTATTTATAATATATTTCTCGCAATTATCAATAAGTTTATAAAGTTTTTCTATTATGTTGTTCGGGTATGTAGGATCGTCTTTATGAATAATCTCATTTAATCCGGGAATCTTGCCGAAATCATGACCACGATCAAAGGTTGAATCATATTTGATATTCAGATCCATAATATTTTTTAAGTAGTCGAGTTCGGAAAGCTTTTTGATTGTCTCTCGGATTTGTGTGCATTGTTCCATAGCATGATCAAAATCGTCGGACTCGTGGTAATTATGCGCAGAATTATATAGTGAAACTATAAGTTTAATATAATCCGTTCCCTGAGCTAATACAGCTTTCTTCTTTCCAGCAAGTAAAGCTTCCTGTTGACCAATACACTTCTTGCACAATCCATCTGCATTTACATGAAGAAATAGTCCTTTTTTACCACATCTTTTACATACTGCCATATAGGTATCCCCTTTGTATATTAAAATTTTTTAATTTCTCGTATTTTAGCTCGTATATTTTGTTAAATATCGTTTTACCATATATATAACCGTATTTTATTTCAAAAAATAAAAAACAATCTAATCATGGAGCATATATTAAATGAAAATATTAGTTTGGCAGATAAGAACAGCAAAACGGATCACATTAGTAGAACTGGCAAAGCGGTCTGGCATCGGAAAGTCTACGATCAACAATATTGAAAACGAAAAAGTATCTCCGACATTGATGCAACTGGAATCGCTGGCGGCAGCTCTTGAGGTCCATATAACTGATCTGTTTGAATCTGACTGGAAATAATTTCCATAATTATGGAAATATCGCTAATTATTTCATGCATCACCCCGAAATATGCTACTATACCAGAGAGGAGGTGGGGACTCTATGAACTACAAAAGAGCAATCCTCGATATGTTGGGGAAGATACACGACGATAAAATCCTGAAGCGGATTTATAACTTTGTTCGGTATCTGTACATCGGAGCTGGCAAATAGCCAGCTCTTTTTAATCCTCTTTGTTCTGGTTTTCATAAAATGAAGATATGTTTTTCAAGATTCTTTCCAAAGCATGAATATCTTCATCGCTCATATCTATCATCATCTTAAATAAGTTTTTACGACTTTCATCCTGACCAAACATGATCTGATCAATACGTGCCTGAAAATCATCATCGGTAGCGACGAACATTTCACCTTCTCCAGTAGTCAGCCACATGTAATCAACATTGAATTCACGACAAATTGCTTTTGTCATTTGTTCAGTTAAATTTCTGTTTCCTTTTTCTATATTTGAGATAGCTACTTTTGTAACACCTAATCGATCACCGAATTTCTCAAGAGTAAGTCCAAGAGAAGTACGTATTTGTTTTATTCTTTCTCCTTGTTCCATATCAAATACCTCCTTGTTTTCATTAGAATACCACCTTTAAGAATGAATTGCAATAGAAAAAGTAATCAGAGATAACAAAAAAGTGTTGACAAAGTAATCTATGATACCTATAATGTAATCAAAGATAACAAGGAGGTGAACAGAGTGACAAGAGACGAGAAAAAGACAAACATTGAAAACATGGCAGAATCTGTGATGTCTGTAAAGAATCCTGCGGAGCAGTCCATGATGTTCATGGCAATGTCCGCCTACGCGGAAGGCAAGGCAGCAGGCAAAGCGGAAGAGCGTCAGCGTTACAAAAAGGAAGCAGGGTAAGCAGAAGGGAGATGAGTAGAAGATGGGAATAGTTGACGCTTTTACAGCAGAAACGCCAATTACGATTAAACAGCCGCAGTATTACAATATGGTGCTTCAGGCAGCAAAGATGGAGCTGCTTGAGAATGCGGTGATGGCGGATGTGCCTAATAAGCATATCCGGGCAATGATGGGACACAGAGATGAAGTTCAGATTGGAGGATATGAGAAAGATGATGAAGACTGAATTCGAGGACCTGATTCACGGATCTGTCACGGATGAGGAGTACGAGCTGATCGAGACCGTATATATGTGGCATCCGGCAATTCGGAATACATCTGGTAAGGAAGAAGTAGCGGAGCTGTATAAGAGCTTTGGACTCATAATCTTCAAAGATATGTACACGCGAGCAATGAAGGTAAAAGACATTGAGGAAGAGATACGGTCGCTTGATCGAGCGAAAAACAGTCTGGTTGAAGAGCTGGAGCGATTGAAGGGAGCGTGATGGGATATGGATATTCGGGAGATACTTGGAATATCCGAGATGTACGAATTTATTAGATACCTAAAAGATATCATTTTTGATAAGCAGAGAAGAGAAGAATACTTCAATAAGATTATTGAGGATATTGATTTGAGTACAGATTTCATGAGAGATGTGTTTCAGGCAGAGGCAGCTCAGCGAAAGCAGATGAAACAGGACTATACGCCGGATTGTATTTGTAACTTATTTTATGAGCTTTCGACGACACCGGCAGCGGTACTTGATGAATGCGCAGGAACTGGAAGCCTTGCAATATCTTATATTGCAAATGGTGTAAAGAATGTGATCTGCATTGAAAAAAGCGAAACGGTATTTCCACTTCTTTTGTTCAATATGAGCATTAGAAACGTAACAGGATGGGTAATAAAAGAGGATATAACAACACGCGAGTTGCTTGAAGCATACCGGCTTGAAGCCGGAACGCGATACAGTGACATTGCAAAGCTGGAACCAAACATCGGACGCGTCCAGACAATCATATCGAACCCACCATATTCATTGCCATGGAGTGGTGTTGGGGACTGGAGGTTTCGAAAATATGCAGTACCACCAAAAAGCAAGGGCGATTATCTGTTCATAATCGATATATTGACAAGGCTGAAGGATGGTGGGGAAGCGTTTGTACTACTTCCACATGGAGTGCTTTTTCGAGGAAATCAAGAACTGGCAATCAGAAGATCATTGATCGAAAAAAGATATATTCATGGGATTATTGGTCTTCCAGACAATATGTTCCTGAATACAAGCATACCAACTGTGATGATCTGTCTGAAAAAAGCAGATACCGAGAGCGTGTACATAATGGATGCAACGAAATATGCAACAAAGAAGGCGAAGGTCAACGAATTAGACGGAGAAGCAGTACACGAGATTGCAAGGAATTACAAAAATCGTATCGAAAAAGTAAAAACATCCAGGTTGGTGTCAATCGAAGAGATTCAGGCAAATCAATATAACTTGAATATACCGCGTTATATCGATACTACGGAGCCTGAAGAACAGGTGGATATAAGAAAGCTGACAGCCCAGATGCAAGAAACAGATGAGGAAATAAAGAAGACAGAGCGGGAATTGGCGGGAATGATGCGACAACTCGTTGGAGATGGTTATCAGAGCGATATCGCGGAGGTATTGAAGCTATGGAGCTGACCAAATACAAACATGTAAGAATCAAAGATATATGCATATGGGAAAGGGCAAAGAAAGCAAAGATATATCCGGAAGGAAGCTTCTGCGTGCAGGTATCGGCAACAAAAGGTCAGATGGAGTATCTGAACGAAGAGAAAGAGGTTGAATCAAAATATTGTGTCTTTCAAGTTGTGTCAAATAAATATTTACCGGCATATGTGTACATGATCTTCAAGATGAATTTGCCGGAATATCTTAGGAGAACACAGACAGGACTCAATATTGTACCAGAGATTTTTAATGAGTATGAGATTGACCTGCATACGAATATAGATACGCAGCATGAGCTTGTCAATACGATGCGATGTATCGATACAAGAATCCAAGAGGAAGAAAGACAGGTAAAAATGATTCAGGAATTAAAAAAGTATCATTTACAAAAAATGTTTCCGGATATGAATCGGTAACAGAATGTAACCAGTTGAGTCGGTGACATCTTGTCACCAACTGAATTAGTAAGGAGAGTGAGGACTATGGAAGAAGCAAAAAGAAAAGCGTACAAGCTGCAGAACGCTTACACGCTTGCAATCTATATGGGTATCAGCGAAACAATCGCACATGAGATCAAGTATGGTAAGGAAGATAAGCGGGAAGAGCTGGCGTACATGGTAGATCGGTACAACCGGGAAGAGGTTATATCCGGTGCGACACTGGAAGAACAGCTGAAACAGTATAACCAGCTCGCAGAAAAGAAGTATGGAAAGGAAGGAGGCGAAGATCATGGAGATAACAGCAATTAAGTACATCAGCGCATCGCCGTACGTGACGAAGGCGCAGATACAGAAGGCGCTGGATGTATCAGCGCGTACGGTATCGAACCGGCTGGCAGAGATTGACGAGTATGTGCAGAAAGGACGTTATGGGAACTATACGATTTTGGACGGTTGCGGGGTGACGTATGTCAACTATTTGGCTTTTGTTGACTTTTTGCGATATCGGAAGGAACTGAAAGCAGGGCGCAAGGTACCACCGTTCAATCCGACATCGGTCGCGAGACAGATCGGCTGGGGTAACCTGCAGGCTGAATATCAGTAAAGAGAGGATGAGAGGATGAGTAATGAGATGATATTTACAACATATAAGCTGGCAACGATCGCAATGGTCGAAGGTGCTGTATTGCTGTGGATGGGGATGATATATGGCTTCTGGATCATGGTAGCTGGCACAATTTGGCAGCAGTTGATCGCCCTGGCGAATGAAACGGAGGAAGAAGATGAGACTGAAAGACGAGAAACTGAAGCGCCCGGCAAAGCCGACGCGAAAGCAAAAAGAAATCATGGTAAGAAACGGCTTACGTTGGGAAAACTGGAATGTCGAGGCAGACTGCACAGATCATCTGATCGTGAAGAGCAAGACGTCAGATCGAAGAAGGGTGGCGTACAAGTGACGAAGATGGATGAGATTATGCACAAGGCATATATGAGTGCGAAAAGCTTCGCAGGATTGGAACCACCGGCAGGATGCCTGTACATAGGCAGCAGGATCGCGAATGGCGACCGGTACCGGTACTGGGTGGCGGAAAATGGTACATACTACCAGGAATCAACCGGAGAAGCTGCGTTGAAAAGAAAAAGAGCCGGCTGAAAACCGGCTCAGGTGTAATACCTCGAATCTGAACAATTTGAGTGTATCACACCGAACTTACGAAGTCAAGAAAAGCGGGATAAAACCGCGCTTTGAGACAGTATTAGCATATTAAAGTTAGGGACAAGGATACACTTTAGATGGCATACAGAAAACATACATTTTATTTTCCAAATTCAATAGAACATGCGTATAAGTGCGCCGGTCATATCGGAGCGAAGGGTGAGAAGCGGGCAAAGAGAAAGAAAGCCACACCGGAACAGGTGAAGCGGCAGAATCAGATCAACAAGGAGAACAAGTACCGGCACCTGTTGAAGGCGAACTTCTTGCCCGGCGACTGCTGGATCACATTGAAGTACCCGGCAGGTACCAGAAAGAGCATGGACGCAGTCCAAAAGGATTTAACAAATTTTAACAAGAGCATGCGGAAAGATTATGCAGCACACGGCGAGAAGTGGAAGTGGGTACGGCGCGTAGAGATTGGCAAGCGCGGCGGCATCCATATTCACCTGATCTGTAATCGCATATGGAATACGGAACTGCTGATAGCAAAGAACTGGCCGGGGCTGTCACATCATAGCGAACCGATCCGCGATGAGGAAGGCTTCGAACAGCTTGCATCATATCTGTGCAAGCCGCTTCCGGAAGAGCTTGAACAGGAAAGTATATTCAACCCGGAAGAGATCAAGCGCGCATCCAGTCTTTCATCGAGCAGAAACCTAGTACGTCCGGAGCCGGAGAAGAAAGCATATGTCCGGCGGACAATGAAGAAGATCATCACGGATGGACCGGTAGCCCGTCCGGGGTATTACATAGATAAAAAATCAATTCGGATTGGCATAAATCAGGTAACAGGGTACAGCTATGTCTATTACACGGAAGTTAAGATACAGCAGACCAAGAGAGTGATACGAGCGCCGGGCGACGATTGGCCGAAGTTGCACCGGTGCAACGAAAGGAGACGAAAATGCAGGAAGTGAGGATATATATTGAGACTTCGACGATTGCACCGCGTGCCACAAAGGCAGATGGTATGTACGTGATGGAAGCATACGAAGATGGACGGCAGATGCTGTACAAGGGCGAGCCTGTGATTGTGTATGATGTGATGCATTTTGAACATTGCAATACGAATATTATCACGTTGACGTTGCTCATTGCCGCGCTAGAGCGAATGCAGAAGGGATGTACTGTGCATATCCACACACGCACGGAGCATGTATATTGGACGCTCAAAAATGACTGGCTGACCGGCTGGAAGAAAACCGGCTGGAAGTCGGCAAGAGGTGTCGCTATCAAGAATGCAGAAATGTGGGAAAAAGTTGAGTATTTACTCAACAAAAAAGAAAGCTGGACCGTATCCGAGGACACGCACGAGTGGAAGGCTTGGATGCAGGAGAAGATGAAGAATGGAGGCATGAAAGATGTGGGATAAATTTGGAGAGTTGGACAGTGCTGAAGAGATCAACCGCCTTGCGGCAGCAGAACTGCAGGAGGGCGACGTAGACGCACTCAAAGCACTTGCGGAAGAAAACGGACTGGATAAAGATGACGTGGAGGATTATATCGATGGGCTGATTGATACATTGACCACGCCGGAGCTGGCAGCGGTCGGGAAGCTGGATGTGGAAATGAAGCATCTGGATGTTAAAGGAATACTTAAAGACTGGGTGGATGAGCTGAAAGCGGAGATCATGCGGAATCGTGAGCTGGCTGTGGCAGTGCGACACAAGGGAAAGACTCTTGCAGGATATATTGCATTGACAGCGGAGACGGGATATACGAATCGCGCTGTGGTGCACAAAGAGATAGTGGCGAAGACTACAACAATTAAAAACATGATCGGATCGCATGAGTTTTCTATCGGGATCCCGACGCGGACGGAGCGGAAACAGTTGATGCATACATACTATGAGGGAGGTGTTGACTGATGATGGCATTCAAAGGATTCACACCTAATCTGAAGAGCGTAATGGGTGATGGAAAGAAAGAGACATGTCACTTTGTACCAGGAGAGACAAAGAAGGTTGAAAAGAGTCAGACGGCAAGTTCTGGTTTCCATTGTTGCGAGTATCCACCAGCCTGCTTGAGATACTATAGTTGGCCGAAGAGCCGGTTCTTTCGTGTGGAAGCAACGGGAGATATTGACGAAGATGATCAGAACCGGATTGCATCGACAGAGATCACATTAGTGCAGGAACTTGATGCACAACTGTTTGCATACTATACGATGAGATATATCATCATGCATCCGCGTCGGTATGATTGGAAAGTAACAGAAGAAGGCGTAACAGTGAAGTTGGATGAGGCGGAAGCATTTGCAGCAGAACATATTGCTATTGCAAGAGGCAGCAGTCCGCGTGTCAGAGGTACAGAGGGAAGCGCACTTGGCTTGCTTGTAGAAAACAAAAAAGGCATCGTGGCATCAAAACTGATACTGGTAACGAAAGAACTTGCTGGAAAATGGATAATGATTGATAAGGATAGACAACTGTTTATGGAGGACTGAGCATGATTAAGAAAGCGATAGAAAAAGAGACAGTACCGGCGTGCAAAAAGAAAAAAGGATACTGGACAATATTACAGATTGTGAAAGAAATCGTTGTGTTGAATATCTTCAAGGATGGGGTATTGAAGGCTCGACATTGTTTTAACCCGAAGAATTATGAACATATGACATTTCATGCTGATACAGAGGTATGGCATGAAGAGAAGGTAACAGCTGCTTATAGCGGTGAAAATGGTGGAGCATACGGATATTGGGGATATGAAGATAATACAAGCATGTCAAACAAAGACAGAGAGGAACTGAACAAGATCCTTAAGGCAGCGGGAAGCAGGAGCTATTACAAAACGGATGTAATTGACAAAATTTACTACATGGAGCAGGAGCGTGACAGAGATCTGCGGCAATCAAAAGAAGATAGGAGATTGCAACGTGTACAGGATCTTATGGATCAGGTACCAGAAGAACCATCGGATCTGTCGGAATGGGTAGATGAAAGAGCAACAGGCGGAGAAAACTGGTGCTTGAAAAATAGAGAGACTAAGAAGTGGTCGTGCAGTGCTTGTGGGAAGGAATTTGATTTGAAAGAGAAGCCACGAAACAATGACATGATCACATGTCCGGAATGCGGCAGTAAGATTAAGTATTTATCGCGGAAAAAGAAGATTGAGAAGCATGTGCATTTCTGCCTGATTCAACCGATGGGTAAAGAAATTGGAGTTGCAAGGCATTATCAAGCAGAAATCTACTTTTATCCGGGAAACGGATGGAGAAAAGCAATAGGTGTGGATGAAGATATTCGAATTATTTTGTATAAACGATCACCAGAAGATATTGATATTACGAAGCCATCAAAGAAAAAAGCGGTTGATATTTACTACAAACAATGGAACGGCAGATACTTTGACAACAAGGGGAACCCGACGAATCGAAGGGAATATACAGGATTTTTATATGATGGCGGAATTGAAGAAGCATTCAAAGACACCGAATATGAATGCTGGAGCAGACTGTTCACGCAGATGGCGGCAGCAGGGATCCAGTGCAACTGGAACAACATGATGGTAACGAAGAAAAGTAGATATGAAGAAATTGCAGAGATGCTGTTTCGTGGAAGATTCTACAATATGCTTACAGAATCAAGTGAGAAGATCTCTATTTGGGATTCAAGCTATTATGGGAATTTGGACTTGCATGGAGACACTATCGAAGAGGTATTCGGAATCAATGACAGACAGAAGATCAACCGAATACGTGATTGTGATGGTGGCGAGCTTGTAATGAAGTGGATGCGTTACAGTGATAGAACCGGAGAGAAGATCAGTGAAAACGCAGTAGAAAGAGTAAGGCGTGAAAAAATCGAGCCGAATGATCTTGGATGCATGCTTGAATATATGTCGCTTGAGCAGTCACTTAATTACTTAGAACGGCAGAAAAAAGAGTCATATCCGGGAAAGAGCCTGAAGGGGGTAGCGAATCAGTATATCGACTACATACAGATGTGTAAGAAACTTGGGAAGAAAACAGCTGACGCATTGATCTATAAGCCGAGAGAGTTGAAGCGCCGCCATGACGAAGCGGTGAAAGAGATAGAGATACTTGGAGCGGAGCTGGATGCAAAGAACTATTCAGAAAAGTATCCGGAAGCAGAAGAAGTATTGAAGGAAATCAAAGACAAATTCGAATATGCCGGGGAGCAATACTTTATTACTGTGCCTGTGAGAATTTATGACATTGTGTGTGAGGGACGAAACCTTCATCACTGTGTTAGTTCTTCGGACCGGTATTTCGACCGGATTGCACAGCATGAGACATATATATGCTTCCTTCGGAAGGTCGAAGAGCCGGACGTGTCTTTCTACACGATTGAGGTTGAACCAGGCGGTACAATCAGACAGCACAGAGGTGCATATGATGGAGAACCGGAGCTGGAAAAAATAAAACCATTTTTAAAAGAATGGCAGAAGGAAATCCGGAAGCGGATGAGCAAGGAAGACCATGCACGTGCGAAGCAATCAAAGATTCTTAGAGAAGCAAATATCAAGGAACTGCAGGAAAAGAATAATACAAAAGTATTAAAGGGACTTGAGGAAGATTTAATGGAGGCGGTGTAAATGTTGGAATTAACAGAAAGAACAAATGAGTATTCGCAAGAGTATCTCACATTTAAGAAAGAACTTGATACGGAACTGAATAAGGCAGCAGATGGGTTTGTCAAAATAGGTTATCTGCTCCGGCAGGCGGAAGAATCGAATGTCTTGGAAACAAGCGGATACAGAAATGTTGCGGAGTTTGCAGCAGCGGAGTACGGACTGTCAAAGGACGTCGTATCAAGATATATAAATATCAACAAGCGCTACAGCGAGGGCGGATATTCGCCCGCCCTTGCTGAAAGATATCATGGGTTCGGCATGGCAAAGCTTGCCGAGATGCTGACACTCCCGCAGGCGATTGTAGACACGATTCCGGAGGAATTGTCGAAGACAGAAATCCGGGAGATCAAGAAGGAGTTCGATGCAGAGCAGGGCGTGACAGATATCGAGATTGCGATTGAGGCAGCAGGACAGCCAGAGGAACAAAGAGAAGATACGTTGCTGACGCAGGTAGTCAGAGCATGGCTGCATGATATACCGGACGACTTCCGGCGATTATCGAGCGTGATTTATCCGGATTATGATATCGACAAGATGATAGATATCATTGCGCCGGACGAGACGAGAGTGATCATCGTGCGGGTCCCGGGCGTTGGAAGGCTGATGATGACATGCTCGATATCAGCAAATATCAAGATCGTCAATATGCGTACCGGAGAAAATGGGCAGATAAGCTGGGAAGACCTGTGTAGCGCCGCATCTGCAATCTGTGCGCGCAGATATCCGGATGAGAGGATCGAAGATGTCTGGGCGAGGACATATGATGATCCGTATCCGGAAGAGAAGAAAGAAGAACCGAAGCCGGAGCCGAGGAAGGAAGTGAAAAACGAAGAGAAGAAGCCTGCGAAGCGGAAGGAAAGTAAAGTCACGGTTGCAAAGCCGGTGAAGAAAGAAGAACCGAAGAAGCAGTATGAAAAGCCTGTGATCGTCGAGATGCCTCATGATCCGGAGGTGCTGGAAAGAGATGCAGAAGAAGTGAAGAATGCAGCGGAAGCTGATCAGGAGGAAAGCGCAAATCGGAAAGAAGGTACCGAAGAACAGGAAGCATATGCTCCAGCTCCAACGGGGTATTGGGGATATACAGATAATTCCGAATATGAAGCGACAATGGAAGAGCTGCGAGATGATATGAAGGATCTGGCGAAGTATTTTGAACAGAAGAACTACAGCATGGCGAAACAGACGGCAACGGTTATGAATACCGAGATTGAGAGCCTGCTGAAGATAATGGAGAAACATAATGGATAAGAGCAAGAAAGGGGTAAAGTGATGACAAATAAAGGAACATGCAGATATTGCAAGAATATTGTATTTTTTGATGATCCGGTTGACGATGATGAGTCGGAAGAAAAGGCAGTTACAATGTGTGACTGCAATGGTGCACGGATATGGCAGCGGGCAAAAGAACGGCAGGAAAGAGCAAAGGACAACATTGAGCTTGCAATTCACGAGACAGACGAAAAGGTGTGTGAATATCTGAAACAGTGTGTGGAGCTGGTCGATCGGCGGAACATAGCAAAGATAACTGTAAATAACGGACGTGGAGTTACGGTCACGGTTAGCAAGACGAATAAGGACACCATCAAGGTTGCCAAGAAAGTAAGTAAGGATGTGGTTTATGATGAGTAGATTGATTGACGATATGAGCTTGAAAGATCGAGTAAGTGAGTACACTTTGAGCCCGGATGAATACCAACGGTTCTGCAGAATTATTGACGCAGAACCTACGGCATACAACGTAGATAATGTTTTGAAACAACTGGAAGAGGAAAAAGAGCTTTCATATGCGGATTTTGACAAGTATGTGGATGAAATATGTCCTTGCTTGGATACAGAATATGATGACTTGTACCACAGAGGACTGGATAGAGCAATCGAGATAGTAAAGCAAGGAGGGAAATCATGAGTAGATCAATCATGCAGAACAAAGACGGATGTTGTTACATGTGCGATCTGCTCGGAATCCGGCAGCAGGGCTATACGATTGAGGAGCATCATTGCTTTGGAGGTCCGAATAGGAAATTGTCGGAAAAATATGGTTTGAAGGTTTACTTGTGCCCGGAGCATCACCGGACAGGACCGGATGCGGTACACCAGAACAGCGACTATATGCAGATTATACATGAAGCTGCACAAAAGGCATTTGAAGAACGCTATCCGGATAAAAGCTTCCGGGAAATCTTCGGGAAGAATTATCTGTAAAGTCTAGTAAATACTAGATAAAGACGCACATTGAAAAGTGAATACTGGTCAGAAATTTTTCATCTTTTTTATTAAAAAGTATTGACATACGGTACACCGTATGATATTATAATACTTGTAAGGAGGTGAATGAGTAATGGCTAAGAAAAAACAAAAGAAAAAGCCCAAACTTGAAAAGGTTGCAATCGTGACAGGCATCCTGCAAGGCATAGCAACCATCGTATGCTTGATCTACGAAACCTTCTTCAAGTAAGGGCACAGGCGGTGGGAATATCCCACCCACCGCCTAATTTTATTCTAAGCCATTTTTGAAGATATGTCTATAAGAAAAGTATTAACAATTATTAGCACCTGTTCGGCGGCGGTTCTTGTGTACTATGCAATCAGAAAAGGATTGGATGCGGCAATTGCAATAGCACTTGTATTGAGTGTGGCATCAATTGGATTAAATATATATTGCGAGGTGCACGATGGAAGAAAAGAAGATTAGACCGCAGGACAAGTGGAATGCGAAAGCTGGACTGATAAGCAAATCCTATAAGCTGAAGCGTGAGCTTGTGGAAGCGTTTGCAGATGCGTGTGAGAAGGCGGGGGTAAGCCAGGCGGGACAGCTAAGCAGGATGATGAGTGACTTCATCGAGAAAAACAAGTAAATACTAGAAAAGGAAAGGTACTGACCAGTATTCATTGGTTGGTACCTTTTTTATTTTGGCACTAAGAAAATATATCATAAATCTAAAGAAGGAAGGGGGTGAGAATCCGGGAAACCGGGTACTATGGCAGAACTGTTGATTGAGATTGATGAGAGATACAAGGATGCACACGGCAATCCAAGAGTGCTTGCAGTATGTCCGTGTTGCCACGAAAGAAAGTGGTATCTAGGCAATCAAGGAGAAATACTAGATCAAATGTGTTGGAACAGTGTGCACTATTGCGACAACTGCGGTACAAAACTGGATTGGAAAGCTGAGCAAAAGACAGAAACACAGAAGATACGGGAGCAGGTACTGTTAGAGTTTCTCAATGAATATTACAAAGACAGTGGAGGCAGCAGGAGCGAAAGCTATATTATAGCGTATCGGACGGCGCGACGCCTGTTGGATGCGTGGAACAAAGAAGAACAGCAGCATATAAATGCAAGAGTATATGAACGGAGGATATAGAGATGGCAAAGGTATATATTGGAGTAGGACACGGCGGGAGCGATCCCGGAGCAGTGAAGTATCTGGTAGAAAAAGATATTGATCTGCAGATGGCTAAAGGATGCCGTGATTATCTGAAAGAACACGGTGTCGATGTATTGATTAGCAGAAATGGAGATATTGATAGTTCAATCAATGAAAAAACAACAATGTGCAATTATTGGGGCGCAGATCTGGCACTGGACATACACAACAACGCAGGCGGTGGAGAAGGCTTCGAAGTATGGCACAGTGTGAATGGCGGCAAAGGAAAGGTGCTTGCACAGAACATAGAGAAAGAAGTTGTGAAGATCGGGCAGAAAAGCCGTGGCTTAAAGACAAAAAAGAACGCTTACGGAAGCGATTATTTTGGCTTTATTAGACAGACGAAATGCCCGGCGATTATCTGCGAGGGTGTATTTGTAGACAATAAAGCTGATGCGGCAAAAGCGGATACAGAAGAGAAGTGCCGGGCGTTTGGTGTAGCATATGCGAAAGGAATCCTTGCAACGCTTGGAATGAACACAGAACAGAATGCAAACGAAGAAACAAAGACACCGGAGCAGGCAGCAGTCCAACCGGAGCAGACACAGGCGGATACATATAGGGTTAAGGTCACAGTATCTGCACTAAACATCCGGAAGGGAGCAGGTACCAACTATCATACAACCGGATGCATCCGTGACAAAGGTGTATATACGATCGTTGCGGAGGCTGCCGGAACAGGAGCAACGAAGTGGGGCAAGCTTAAAAGCGGCGCCGGATGGATTGCATTAGATTATACCAAACGAGTGTAAAGGGGCGATGCGAGAAATGCCAAGACATAGAAATACGGTGGCAAAGTACAACATAAGCAAGCATAGATATCTTGAATTATATCACTATTGCATGCAGTATCCGGAATGGATAAAAGAGTTGAAAGAACTGCGCGGACTACGCTCGCACGAACAGACGGCAGGAACAGGACTTTCAAACCCAACTGCAAGTGCGGCAATAAAGGCAGCGGAATTAAGCGCAAGATGCAAGACCATCGAAGATACAGCATACGAAGCGAACAAAGAGATTGCAATGTACATTCTTGCAGGTGTGACAGACGAAGAGTGCACATATAAGACGCTTGAGGCGCGTGGGATGCCAGCATCACGCACATTATATTATCGCGGTCGTAGAAAATTCTACTATCTATTGTCACAAAAACTGAAATGAGGAGAAAATATGAAAACGGAACATGAGATTATCGAGGAATACATTGACTACTATAACGAAAGGGAATTTGTAGAGAGCCTGACGTTGCAAGATCAGATGCTTTATAGACTTGCATTAAGAGAGACGTATTCATACTTGTTTTTTAAGCTATATGTAAGAGTGAGAGAATTCTTCGGAAGTTTTAAGAAAAAATGAAAGTGGAGTACTCAGGGGACATTTTAAGTGATATTATGATAGCATAAGATATTTGAGAGACACGAAGGCAGCAGTTGTATGGAAACATATAGCTGCTGTTTTGCGTAGAAAGGAGAGACGATGAAACAGACGATATGTACAGCAGTAGGAATGATTGGATCTGCGATTGCTTCGGTATTTGGTGGATGGGATGCGGGAACCGTAACTTTGCTCATATTCATGGCGATTGATTATGTATCCGGTTTGGTTGTAGCGGGAGTGTTCCACAAAAGCAACAAGACAGATACCGGAAGCCTGGAGAGCAAAGCAGGATGGAAAGGCTTATGCAGAAAGTGCATGACACTTGTGTTCGTGATCGTGGCATACAGATTAGATCTTGTGATTGGAACGAATTATATCCGCGACGCGGTTGTGATTGCATTTATCGCAAATGAAACGATATCACTGGTAGAAAACGCAGGACTTATGGGCGTAAAGCTCCCGGCAGTAATCACAAAGGCAATCGATGTCCTTCAGAAGAAATCAGAGGAAGAATGATGTATAACGATACCAGATGGAAAAGGAAACGCGCATCCGTATTGAGACGGGATGCATATCAGTGTCAGGAGTGCAGACGCTACGGAAAGCGAAGACAAGGAGAGCATGTGCATCATGTATTCCCGGTTGAATACTATCCGGATGAGAGATACAACGACTGCAACCTGATAACCTTGTGCCAGTCCTGCCACAACAAGATGCATGACAGGGATTCGCACGAGCTTACAGCGTATGGAAAACAGTTACAACTGCGTATGAAGAAGAGATATGGCAGCAGACTCCCCCCTCTCTAGCGATTTTGGAGCGGGTGAGGATAGAACGGTGGGTGGAGCCTTTTCCAAATACGCAGGATTTTTTGAGAAAGGGGGAAACCGGGTGAAAAAGACAGCATGGAAAAATCGAATAATATCAGCAACCAAGGCGGTTTGCACGTATCGAGATGCTTTCCTTCCGATGATCGATACGCTCGCAAATATACTTGCAGAGCGTGACAAAATCTATCAGGAATACGTCGAAACCGGTGCCAAACCTGTAGTGGAGCATACGAACAAAAACGGAAGTACCAACATGACCAAAAATCCGCTGCTGGTGAGCTGGGGCGACATGAATACATCCGCGCTTGCGTATTGGCGTGATCTTGGGCTCACACCGGCAGGGCTGAAAAAGATTGATGAATCTGCAATCAAAACCAAGAAGACATCGGTATTAGGAGATATTCTGCGGGACATTGGCAGCTAAGAAGTATAGGCAGGTAGCGATCGACTATGCCAAGGATGTAGTTGCGGGAAAGATCATTGCCGGGAATAATGTACGAGAGTGCAAGCGATTCCTGGGCGATCTGGAACGTGATGATCTGGAGCTGCACACGAAAGAGCCGGATTTCGTGATCAATATCATTGAGAGGGTAATGGTTCACGTGAAGGGAGAGGACCTGCAAGGGCACTCTCTGCGGAATACTCCGTTGATATTGCAGCCGTGGCAGATATTCATCGTATATAACTTAATAGGATTTTACTATAAAGGTACTCAGATCAGACGATACAAAGAGGCCTTTATTTTTATTCCGAGAAAGCAGGGCAAGACGCTGTTTGTGGCGGCGCTTGCGTTTGCACTTGGCCTTCTGGAAAGAAGATCAGGAGCGACAATCTATATTGTGGCCGCCGCCTTGAAGCAGGCGAAGCAGAGCTTTGACGACATCCTGCATACATTGCGGTACCGGGGCATGATAGGCGAGTTCAAAGTACTGGATAACAATGCACAGCACTCTATCGAGTACACGTTTTACAACGAGGACGAAGAGCCGGAAGGTTCCCTGTACATCGAAGCACTCGCCAGCAATCCGGACACGCAGGATTCATTCAACTGTAACATAGCCATCGCGGATGAGGTGCATGCGTTCAAGCGTGCATCCCAGTACAATCGGTTCAAAGAAGCGATGGCGGCATACACGAACAAGCTGATGATCGGCATCACCACAGCAGGCGATAATATGAATTCCTTCTGCTATCGCCGGTTGGAATATGCCAACAAAGTGCTGGATGGCATCGTGAAGGATGATACATTGTTCTGTTTTGTATCCCGTGCGGATCAGGACGAGAAAGGAAATGTAGATTTTACGAATCCGATCCAGCACGAAAAGGCAAATCCGGGATATGGTGTGACAATTCGGCCGGAAGCTATCCTGAACGATTCCATACAGGCGCAGAACGATCCGCAACAGCGGAAGGATTTTCTAAGCAGACAGTTGAATGTATATACCACGGCGATGAAGGCATATTTCGACATCAAAGAGTTTCAGAATTCGGATAAGCAGTACAACTGGAGCATAGAGGAGCTGGCAAAGCTCAAAATTGACTGGTACGGCGGCGCCGACCTGTCGAAGCTGCACGATCTTACTGCGGCGGCGCTGTTCGGACACTATAAAGGTGTTGATATCATTATCACGCATGCATTCTTCCCGGTTGTTGAAGCAGCAAGGAAAGCAGATGAAGACAACATACCGCTGTTTGGATGGCGGGACGATGGATGGCTGACCATGTGCAATACACCAACGGTCAATGTCGGTGACATTGTAAATTGGTTTAAAGAGATGCGGAGCAAGGGCTTCAAGATCAAGCAGGTTGGCCACGATAAGAAATTTGCACGTAAGTATTTTATCCAGATGAAGAAAGCAGGGTTCAAAATCATAGATCAGCCACAGTATTTCTATGTGAAGTCAGAAGGCTTCCGGCATATTGAGAAGTCGGCGAAGGATGGCAAATTGTATTACTGCCATTCGGATGCATACGAATACTGTGTGCAGAATGTACACGCCATTGAAAAGACAGACGATATGATCCAGTATGAAAAGATAGAACCGACGGCACGTATTGACTTGTTCGATTCGAGCGTGTTTGCGTGCGTCAGATATTTGAATTCACTTGAAAAGAGTGAGAAATCAAAGAGCTGGTGGGGAGGTGAGAACGAAGATGAGTAAGAAAGAAAACGCCATCCAGCGGGCGCTAAAAAAGGCAAGAAGAAAGCGGTCAACGGTGATGATCGGAAGCAACGAAGCATATGATCTGTTATGCGGTACCGGGTATACATCATTAGACCAGAATCCGGAGATTGTAGCCGCCTGCCGGAAGATTGCGGAAGTTATCGGAGCCATGACGATTCATATCATGCAGAACACCGAACGCGGCGACGAGCGTGTGATCAATGAGCTGTCGAGAAAAATTGACATCAATCCATGCAGCACCATGACACGGCAGACGTTCATAGAAGCGGTGGTGATGAACCTGCTCCTGTATGGCAAAGGCAATTCGGTTGTTAAGGTCTATACAGAGGACGGCTATCTAGCAGATATGGAGCCGGTGGCAGCAGGCAGAGTCATTTATCAGGGCGACTATAGAAATTACCGGATACTGATTGACGGCATCCCATACCAGCCGGATGATGTGCTGCATTTCGTCTATAATCCGGACAAGACATACATGTACCGGGGGCAGGGCGTGACAGCACAGCTTAAGGATGTTGCGGATAACCTGCGGCAGGCACAGGTCACTACAAACGCTTTTATGAAGAGCAAATGGAAGCCATCACTGATCATCAAGGTAGATGGCATGGTAGAAGAGTTTTCAAGCCCGAAGGGCAGAAAGAAGCTGATAGACGAGTATATGACATCCGGAGAAGCCGGAGCACCGTGGCTGATACCTGCGGAACAGTTTGAGATAAACCAGGTCAAGCCGCTTTCATTATCCGATCTTGCAATTGCGGATAATGTGAAGCTGGATAAGCAGACAGTCGCGGCAATCCTTGGTGTTCCGTCGTTTGTACTGGGCGTAGGCGAGTACAAGCAGGAAGAATGGAATTACTTTGTCAAGACCAAGGTACGAGAAATCGTGACAGGCTTACAGCAGGAGATGACGCGGAAACTGATCTACAGTCCGAATATGTACATCAAGTTCAATGTATTGTCCGTGATGGACTGGGACCTGACGACGATTGCAAGCGTGTTCGGTTCCTTATCCGACAGGGGTTTTGTAACCGGAAATGAAGTAAGAGACAAGATCGGCATGTCACCAAAGGAAGGCTTGGATGAACTTAGGGTGCTTGAAAACTATATCCCGTGGGATATGGCAGCGGCACAGAAGAAACTGGTACAGAAGGGAGATAACAATGGATAGACATATTCGACAGACACGATCTGTCGCATCGGAATTTAATACGCGGGAAGACGGCGAGGCACTTTCGATAGAAGGTTACTTCGCCGTTTTTAATAGCACCTATAACATTATGCCGGGGATGAGTGAGAGTGTAGCGCCTGGGGCGTTTACAGATACGATATCCGGCGATGTACGTGCACTGATCAACCATGATACAGGGCTTGTGCTCGGAAGAACCAAAGCAGGCACATTGACACTGCGGCAGGATGAACGCGGACTCTGGGGGCATATCGACATCAATCCGGATGATTCGGACGCGATGAACCTGTATGCCAGAGTGAAACGTCACGATGTAGATCAGTGCAGCTTCGGCTTTGACATTCTGGACGAAGAGCCGGAAGCCCGCGAGGACGGATCCGTACACTGGACAATTAAGAAGGTGGAACTGTACGAAGTGTCGGTATGCACCTTCCCGGCATACGAAGAGACAAGTGTCAATGCGCGAAAGAAGGATGCAGATACCATCCGGGCGCGACAGACCGAGGTGTGGAAGCTTGACATGAAGAAAAAATTAAAAGGAGGAAGCGAATCATGTTAAAAGCAATTATGCTCAGAAAGAAGCTGAGCGAAGTCACAAAGAAGCTCACAGAGGCACGTGAGAAGGCAAAGGAGCTTGCAACACGTGAGAAGGAGCTTGAGGCAGCCATCGACGAGGCACAGACTGAGGATGAGAAGGAGGCGGTCAATCAGGAAGTCGAACAGTACGAGAAGGACAAGGCGGAAAATGAGGAATCCGTCCGGAATCTGGAACAGGAAGTATCTGATACAGAGAAAGAGCTTGCTGATCTGGAGGAGAAACAGAGACAGGCTGCACCGGCAGCAGATACAACAAAGAGAGGAGAAGATACAGTGAAGACAATGACCACAAGAAAGAAGTTTTTTGGAATGAACAATCAGGAGCGTGATGCGTTCCTTGCGCGGGAGGACGTACATACCTTCCTGGAGCGTGTGCGTACACTTGGCACAGAAAACCGCTCAATTACCAATGCGGAGCTTACTATCCCGGATGTAATGCTGGAACTGCTCCGTGAGAATATCGAGGGATATTCCAAGCTCTATAAGTACGTCAACGTAAAGAGCGTACCGGGAAAGGCACGTCAGAACATCCAGGGCACCATCCCGGAGGGTGTATGGACAGAGATGTACGCCGCGCTGAACGAGCTTTCGCTTTCGTTCAACAATACAGAAGTAGACGGCTACAAGGTCGGCGGATATCTTGTAATCAACAATGCGGTACTGAAGGATTCCGATGTCAATCTTGCTGAGACGATCGTTACAGCACTTGGACAGGCGATTGGATTGGCACTCGATAAGGCAATCCTGTACGGAAAAGGTACAAAGATGCCGCTTGGTATCGTGACACGCCTTGCACAGGCAACAAAGCCGGAGAGCTACCCGGAAACTGCACGTACATGGGTTGATCTGTCATCAACAAATATCAAGTCGATTGCGGCTGCCAAGACCGGTGTAGAGCTCTTCAAGGAGATCATCAAAGCATCCGGTGCGGCAAAGGGTAAGTATTCGACCGGTACACGATTCTGGGCAATGAACGAGACGACGAAGACAACGCTTGTATCAGAGGCGCTTTCCTTCAATGCGGCCGGTGCTATTGCGACAGGCATGAACGACACCATGCCAATCATCGGCGGCACCATCGAGACACTTGATTTCATCCCGGACAATGTGATTGTCGGCGGTTATGGGGACCTCTATCTGCTTGCAGAGCGTGAGGGTACAAGCATCGCACAGTCCGAGCATGTGAAGTTCCTGGAAGATCAGACAGTTTTCAAAGGAACTGCAAGATACGATGGTATCCCGTCAATCGCAGAGGGATTTGTAGCAATCGGCATCTCCGGCACAAAGCCGACAGCCGACATGACCTTTGCGGACGATACAGTAAATGCCAAGGTGGCAGCAGGAACAAAGGAATAAGAGGTAGCGTATGACAGATGCAGATAGATTGACGATGTTGAAGATTGACCTCGGCATATCGGCTGAGGTGTACGATCAGCGGCTGACACGGTATCTGCAGGCAGCACAGACGGAGATAGAGCGGGAGGGTATCACCTTCCCGCCGGAGCCGCCTGTAGATGATGAGGAGCTGATCATAAGCTATGCCGCGTGGAAATGGCGGCAGCGGACAACCGGAGAGGGTATGCCGCGGATGCTCCGGTATGCGCTGAATAACCGCCTGTTGTCGCAGAAAGCGAGGACAGAAGATGGATGACGAAATCATATTGATCGCGGTTAAGACTGGGACAGATGATATCGGCAATCCGGTTGTCGTTGAGAAGACCGAGCGTGCAGTAATATGCAAAGTACAGTCTGTTGATCGCCAGGAATTCTTCAAAGCCGGGCAGGTCGGTATGAATCCGAAGTATCGCTTTGACACAGATAAGGTAAATTACAACGGCGAAGAGCTTGTGAAGTACAAAGACAAGGTATATGGGATCTATCGCACCTATGAGCGTACAGATTCCGATACGATCGAGCTGTATGCCGAAGAGAAAGCAGGGGTGACGTATGTCGAACAAGACGATTAAAATTGGACAGCTTGATATGGAATTACAATCGATTTTTTCGGCGTTTGAGCATCATGTGCACACTGCGGTTGATACGGCAGCGGAGAAAACAGCCGAGGAAGCTGTAAAGAAGCTGAAAAAGACCTCACCCAAAAACAAGCGTGCAAAAAGAGGAAAAAAGTACAAAAATGGATGGAAATACAAGAAAACATCAGAAGGAATGACTGTGTATAACGAGCAGTACCAGCTGACACATCTTCTTGAGAACGGACATGACATCATCATCAACGGAGAAGTGCGAGGACACGCCGATGCGCACGTGCATATTGCTCCGGTGGAAGCCTGGGCGCAGGATGAGTTTCCGGAAGAATTCAAAAGGCAGGTGGAAAAAGGATGACGATTGTAGATGTAAAGAAAGTCTTGTCGGTACCGGGTGTGACTGTACACTATGACCATGCACCTGTAGGCACCAAAGTACCATACGTCACATACACATGCCATGCGGATAGTAATTTCTTCGCAGATGACAAGGTGTATCAGAAGATTAGTTCCATGCGTGCGGTGCTGTACAGTACGAAGAAGAATGAGAAGCTTGAAGCGATGATCGAAGATGCTTTGAATGAAGCAGAAATTCCGTGGAGCATGACAGACGAGTTCGAGAACGAGCAGAAAGTATTTATGACCATATACGAAGCTAAGACCATATAGGAAGCGAGGTAATATAAAGATGGGTAAAGAAAAAAATAAGATTAAGTTTGGATTGAAAAATACACATTATGCGATTATCACAGAGACGGAGCAGGAGGATGGAACGATCAAGAGTACATACAGTACGCCAAAGAAATGGCCGGGAGCAGTAAGTTTGTCGCTTGATCCGTCCGGAGAATCCAACACGTTTTATGCGGATGATACCGCGTATGCCGTATTGTCAAGCAATTCCGGTTATGAGGGAGATTTTGAATCTGCGCTTGTGCCGGAGGAAGTAGAAACTGAAGTAATGGGACAGGAAGAGGTCGATGGTGTGCTCGTTGAATCCTCGACGGACGAACAGAAGTATATTGCGCTTTTGTTTGAGTTTTCAGGAGATAAAAAGGCACGCAGACATGTATTATATCGTTGCTCACTGACACGACACTCTGTTGCGTCTCAGACCAAAGAAGACAGTACCGAGCCTGTGACAGAATCTGTGACAATTACTGCTGCACCACGTCCGGATGTCAACGTGATCAATGGCAAGGAAAAAAATCTGGTTAAGGCAACAACCGGATCAAATACAACAGATGACGTGTATAAGAAATGGTACACAAAAGTATGGGAGCCAACATCGGCAGAACAAACAGAGGCAGCAGGTTAATATCAATCATTATGAAATGGGATGGTAGAAGATACCGTCCCATTTTTCTTGCAAATATATAAAGTTGCACCGGTGCAACAGAAACGGAGGATACTATGAGATCAGTGATCAGAATTGGACAGAGAGAGGTAGCGGTTGAGAGTAATGCAGCAACTGCGATTCGATACAAGCAGATCTTTAAGCGCGAGCTGTTAAAGGATCTTGCGAAGCTGGAAAACGTAGAAGACGTAGACAAGCTTGATGCAATTGAATATACATCGAAGCTTGCGTATGTGATGAACATGCAAAACCGAAAGGAGATTAAGGAAGCTTCAGAAGAAGGGTACATTGCATGGATGGAAGAATTTGAAGAAGCAGACTTCCAAGATCCCGCGGCAATTACATCCATCTTGAATGTATGGAATCGCAATATTACGACCACAAGTGAACTAAAAAAAAACCAAAGTCAACAGTAAGGGAGATGAATACAAACATCTTCATGCTACGGGCTTTTTCACTACATATATCGATGCAGGACCTTGATGAGTTAACACATGGAGATGTGCTCGACATGATGATTGAGAGCAACAACGACACGTATAACTACCCACTCAAGGCAACGCAGGATGACTTTGATAAATTTGCAGCTATGTAAGGAGGTGGCTACTTGGGACAGATCAAGGGAATTACAATTGAGATCGATGGAAAGACAACAGGGCTTACGAAAGCACTGAAAGCTGCCAATTCAGAGATCAAAACAACGAAAAGCCAGTTGAATTCGGTTGAGAAAGCACTCAAGCTTGATCCGAAAAATGTAGATCTTCTCAAAGCAAAACAGAATGCTTTGAATGAAGTAATCAAAGAAACAAAAGAAAAACTTGATATGGAGAAGCAGGCTGCCGAATCCGCAAAAAAGGAACTTGAACTTGGAAACATCACACAGGGTGAATATGATGCGTTGCAAGCAGAGATTGTTACAACGACAAATGAACTCTCAAATCTGGAGAAGCAGGCAAGACAGGCATCGTCTGTGCTGGGAAGTCAGATGCAGGCAGCAGGTGCGCATATCAAGGAAGTTGGCAACAACATATCTGAACTTGGAGAAAAGATTACAGGTGTAGGAGATAAGGTATCTGCACTTGGCGGAAAGATGACGGCAACAATTACGATGCCGGTTGTGGCAGGAGGTACCGCGGCGGTCAAAGAAGCGACTGATTACTCTTCCGCATTGGCGAAGCTGTCTACGATTGCAGATACAACACAGACACCAATAGATGATCTTGACTCTTCGATTATGGCTTTATCCGATAGTACCGGTATGGGTGCCGCGGAGATTGCGGAAGCATCGTATCAGGCAATTTCCGCAGGTCAGTCGACCAAGGATGCTGTTGGATTTGTAGAACAGGCGAACGTGCTTGCAAGGGCAGGATTTACAAGCATGTCGACCGCAACAGACACACTGACCACAGCGTTGAATGCATATGGACTGTCAGCAGATCAGGTATCAAGTGTGTCTGATAAGCTGATCACAACACAGAATCTTGGTAAAACGACCGTAGACGAATTAGGTGCATCAATGGGTAAGGTTATACCGACAGCGGCGATGTATGGCGTGAATCTGGATCAGCTGAGCGCAGCGTATATTACAACGACAAAAAATGGTATTGGAACAGCTGAATCAACAACATACATCAATGGTATGTTGAATGAACTTGGTAAGTCGGGAAGTACAACATCGGATATCTTAAAAGAAAAAACAGGCAAATCGTTTAGCGAATTGATGAATTCAGGGTACAATCTGTCAGATGTACTGCAGATTGTACAAGATGAAGCGGACAGTAGTGGAAAGAGTCTTGCGGACATGTTTGGCTCACAGGAAGCAGCCAAGGCAGCGGCAACCATCATCCAGCATACGAACGACTTTACAGGAGCAATTAAAGAACTTGAAAGTTCTACAGGAACAGCGCAAAAAGCATTTGATACACTGGAAGCTTCTGATCCGTCCATCCAGTTTGAGAAGACGAAGACGGCAATCCAAAACTGCGCAATATCAATCGGTCAGATCCTGATGCCAATCGTTCAGCAGATAGCCGGGAAAATACAGGAGTTAGTACAAAAGTTCCGTGACTTAGATCCGGAGACACAACAGCAGATTGTGATGATTGCAGCAATCGCGGCGGCGATAGGACCGCTGATTGTGATAATTGGTACACTCATATCCTCTGTGGGTAAGATTATCACATTCGGCGGTCAGATAGTGTCTTTAGTCGGTTCTATCACAACATGGATGGGTACCGCATCTACGTTTATTACAGGAACCATGATTCCGGCCATCACCGGAGTTGTCACTGCAATTGGTCCGTTTCTTCTGATTGCCGCTGCGGTAATTGCCGTGATCACTGCAATTATCGTAGTAATCAAAAACTGGGATGCAATCGTAGAGGTGGCACAGTTTGTATGGGAATCTTTCTGTGAGAAGGTGTCACAGCTTGTCACGGCGTTTAAGGAATTCTTCACATCTGCTTTTCAAGCGATTGGAAGCTTCTTTACAGGCATATGGAATGGGATCGTGTCCGTCGCGACAAATGCCTGGTCAAGCATAAGGAATGTATTCAGCACGGTTGGAAGCTTTTTCACAGGCATATTCCAACAGGCGTGGAATGGCATAACAAATATCTTCAATCGATTAGGCGGTTTCTTTTCAGGTGTGTGGAACTCTGTTACAGGTATCTTCAAAAGTGCAGGTATGGCAATCGGTAATGCGATTTCCGGGGCGGTAAAAACAGCCGTTAATTTTGTCTTATCCAAGGCAATCGGAATCATAAACGGCTTCATCGGTGCAATCAATGCCGTAATCGGTGTGATCAACAAAATACCGGGTGTCAGCCTGTCAAAGATTAGTAAGCTTGGAGTACCGCAATTGGAACGAGGCGGTGTGCTTGCAAAGGGACAGGTCGGCTTGCTCGAAGGTAATGGCGCCGAGGCGGTTGTACCGCTTGATCAAAACGAGAAATGGATTGCGGCCGTGGCACGTGAGATGAAAGCCGCACTTGCAGGTAATCAGACAGCGATGGCAGCAGGAGATATTGTGATCCCGGTATATATCGGTCAGTCAAAATTAAATGACATCATTGTACGTGCGAACCAGATCAATAATTACAGATCAGGAGGAAGATAATGCTGAACAAATATGTAAAAATCAATGGCGAACGTGTACCAAATCCAATCGATTATTCAGAGAGCTTCAGCAAAGTATCAAATACATTTCAGTCAGAAGCAGGGGATGATCTTGCAATTGACGTGCGAGCCGGAAAATACTCCGGCTCGTTGAAGTTCCAGGTATCTTCAAGATGGAAGAACAAGATGCTTGGATATGCAAAGATGCAGTCGGTAAAACTGCAGATTGATGAAGCGGAGTATACGGTGCGGATTGAGAGTATTGATTGCGATCTGGAGAAGAATTCGGAATATAGCCAGAACACACAAGGGTATTGGACGGTATCTTTCGGCGCGGAAGAGTTATAAAGCAAGGAGGCGGTAGCATGTATCAGGTATCAGAAGAATATCTGAAACAAACAAAAAGAAAAGTACAGACGTTCCGCCTGGCCGGAACAGTAAATAAGATCGCATTTACCAATCATGACATATTAAGCGGTTCCTTCACGATAACGAATCAGTGCAGCGAGCAGAACGATGTCAAGATCGGCAGTGTGTACATAGGAGAGTTGAAGTGCACATTCAAGCCGGATCTGCAGGTGCCAGATTGGAAGAATGCACAGATCATAGTATCAGAAGGACTCTTGATTGGCGGTACCACATGGGAAGATGTACCGCTTGGCGTCTATACAGTATCAGAAGCAAATGACACGGAGTATGGCGTTGATATCACAGCATATGACAACATGGCTCGCTTCAATCGATCCTGTACGGTAGATATTACAATTGGCACACCATATGAGTTGTTAACGCTTGCTTGCACAACCTGTGAGGTAGAGTTGGGACTGACACAGGCAGATGTAGATGCACTTCCGAACGGAACGGAGAGTCTTTCGCTTTATACAGAGAATGATATCGAGACATGGCAGGATTTTGTATTCTGGGTAGCACAGGCAACAGGTACCATTGCGACGATGGATCGCGAAGGAAAGCTTGTACTTAGAAGCTACACGCAGAATGTTGTTGATACACTTACGAATCATGAACGGTTTACCGGCTCAAAGTTCAGTAAGTTTGAGACACGCTACTCTGGATTATCCTGTGTGAATATGGAAAACAACACTACAAGCTATTATGGATCTGATCCAGATAATTATCTGACATACAATCTTGGATCGAATCCGTTTCTGCAATATGGTGTAGACAGTTACAAAGAGCAGATCCGGCGCGCGGTGCTGGATGCACTTTTGAAAATAGACTATGTGCCATTCGAGACGAGCTGCTTATGTGGGGCGATGTATGACCTTTGCGATATCATCCGGTGCACGGATGGTATTGCTCCGGGAAAGCTTGGATGTGTGATGATGTATGATTATACATTCAACGGAGGGTATAAGATCACAGGCTTTGGATCGGATCCAGCGCTTGCAAGTGCAAAGAGTAAGACGGATAAGAATCTGGAAGGGCTACGGAATAACGTATCAACAAATGAGATATTATTTTTTAATTATGAGAATGCGAGTGCAATCCAGATCGGCGACGGCGAGTCCAAGGCAATCATAGATATCCGTTTCACATCGTCCGTCTCAATAGGCGTGCTTTTTCAAGCAGAAGTACTGCTTGATGCAACTGCAGAAGAAGATGTGATCGGATCAATCGAGTACACACTGAATGAAGTAACAATCATAGGATATAATCCGACAGAGACATGGAGCAACGGAAAGCATATACTGAGTTTGATGTATATGCTTATGATTGAAGAAAACTCCATCAATCGATGGATGGTAAAGTTAAACATTGCCGGTGGCAGTATAGCGATAGCACAGGGGGCGGTACGTGCGGTTATCTACGGTCAGGGCTTAGTTGGTACAGTCGAGTGGGATGGATTTATCACACTGGAAGAGAAGCTTACACAAATTGCTGTATTGGATTCTCTCACTGTGTCAAAGACTATGATATGTACGGTTGTTGCAGATATGATAGATGTAGATAAAAATATCGTAGAAGAACAGCTCCAGACCGTTCAATTGGAGGATATAACAACAGTTGGGAATTTGCTTGATAAGACAGAAATCGGCTGGGGAATCGTGAGCTGGACTTTTACAACAGACAGCGAGTGCACATATTCGTCAAGGTATGTATCAACTGAATGTGGAGCGTTCAGACTTGCAACAGAATTTGTAAACAAGTCAGTAAATCAGAACATAGACCGAGGAATGATGAATGTTGTCGATTTGGACTCAACAGAATTTGAATCAATCCAGAGTGCTATTGTTAGTGATGTGCTCAATTCTGCAAGTGAGAGTGGAGATGCTGAGAGTGAGACAGAACAGGTTGTGAAGTATCTGCTCTGGTCGGAAGACAAGTATTACACGATTCAGGATGATGTAGTAAACGAAATAACTATTTCAGGAGATATCTTGCAGGCAGCAGATTTCGAGAAACATGGATTAGATACAGCACCGGCATCGGACTATATCTTGCAATTAGAATCACCGAAGATATACAAATGGACTGCAGCTGACACAATCCTAGATACAATGATTACGATCACGGCGGTACCGCATGCACAGATCGTACAGGCAACGTGTGATATGTCGGATGTAAGTATCTATGGAATCACCGGAGCAACAGCAATCCATGAAGGTATAAAAGTTAAGCTATCCTATGATGCAGGCATGACCTGGACGGAAGAAGAAACTTTGACGGATGCATTAGAAGGAAGTATGTTACATGCATATGAGAGTGTAGGACAATCAAAGATACTTACGATTGGATTCATAGTATCGTCTGTGGAAGATAGCTTGACAGAGTTTCAGTATCAGTTTAAAAACGACGAGGAGGAATAAG